CTATCATTTCGTGCGCCAAAATGTGTATCAGTTATTAATGCTATCTTCATATTCGCGGTTCCATTTATCAATCAAATCTTTATGTTTATAGTTTGCATCATCAGTAAACTTATGCATTTTAGGTCGTCTACCATAAGAGTTTAATAAATCTTTTGCCTTTGCAGGTCCTAGTAGACCTAATGCATAGAATATCTGATTGAAGTTATCACTACCAAAAATACGCCAACCCCAACCTTGGTCTTCTCCTAAGTCTTCACATAATAGCATACGATCCTCTATAATGTCAAGCATTTTCTTTAATTCTTCTGGTAAAAGTGAATTATGTACGTCTTCCCAGAATTTACTTGTCACTTCGCAGTTAACGTAGTGTAGTCTAATGAATAAGAACATATGATTGAACATCTGTTGTATCTTATCATTGTAACTTTCTTGTGATACTTCTGTAGTTGAATTTACATATTTACATAGTAGTTTTGCTTGTTGTAGTCCAACACCGATAGCAGTTGCTTCTAGAGGTTCAAAGAAATGAGATGATAGACCAATCAGAACTACATTCTTATTAAAAGTCTTCTTGTAGTATCCTGCTTCAAACTGAAATGTGCGACCAACATTAGGTTTGAAACCTAACTTTTCTTCAACTTCTTTTACAGCATCTTCATATGAAATATGCTTAGAACTGTATGCGTAACCATTACCCATTCTTGTTGATGTTGGGATACGCCACATCCATCCAGCAGACATCTTCTGTGCAGTAGTCATTACAGGATAGTTATCACCTTCATGCTCACACTGAAATGCAAATGCACTATCTACAAACAAATCCTTCTGCTTTGATATGTACTCAAATGCATCAATTTCTTTAGCAATAATTCGCTTAAATCCACTTGCATCAATGTATAAGTCTGCTTTATAGATATTACTTTCACTCTGAATATCTTCGACATGTCCATCTACATGATTTACTTCTGTGATGATATCATCATGTATCATAATACCACTCTCAGTGCAAATCTTTGTTAACCAAGCATTTAACTTCTGTGTATCAAAATGAAACTGATTTGGATAATCATCATTCTCATTCACTCGTTGTTCTAAATAATTTGGTGGAAGTAAGTCGAGAGGATCACAATCCATTGCCATCGCGGCGGCGGAATCAAAGTCAACGCCATCATCATTAGTATCAGTAACTAGTGAGTGTACATATGATGAATTATTTTGAACCCAATCTTTGAAGTGTACACCATATTTAAATGTAGCACCACACTGTTGAACTATATCTTTATGTGATGCATTCATTAACTTCATAAAATGATAAAAATGCTCCGTACTACTTTCACCCACACCGACAATACCGAGTTCAGATGAACCAACAACATATACATTTAGATTAGTTAAAGTCTTTTTTAAATATAATGCCGCGAATAGACCTGCGTTGCCGGCACCCAATACACAGATAGTTTTACGATTATCTTGCATTACTCCTCCATAAACTCATCTAATGCGCCTTTGCGCTCTTTTTTTGTTGTCTTCTCTTCGTCTGCAAACTCAAGTTCACGCTCATTACTATCTTTACGCACATAGTTATCTTGCAAGAAATCTAAGTATTGATTTGAATAGGCACTATCATCTCCATCTTGCGTGAACATAGTTTCATCGACCATCATGTTCTGCACCAGTCTTTGCTTCAGTTCCGTCTGTCTCTTTTCTTTTTGAATTCTACGCAAGAACGCATAGTAGATAATTTGTGTAAAATAAGCAAACGGATTCTTAGATTTTTCTGGATTGAAGTTGTGTAGATACATCAAGCAGTTTTCAATTCCATCGGAAATCATATCGTGCTTATATGTATAATTAATAAAATTAGGACGGTAAGATAGATGTTGTGCAATCTTTAAAAAGCACTCTCCTATGTATCGTGTTACTGCAGGTTTTTCTTTACCTTCTGCTTCTGCTTTATCAATGTCTAATTTATATTGTATTAGTGCTTCTAAGAACTCTTTGTTATTAACATAATGTTCTGGTTTTTTCTTAATTCTTGCGCCTGGCATAATATCTCCAATTATTAATGTTTTGTTGATTTTTGATGATTATAATAGTAATCTTCAATCTCTTCGTCTATGGATTCGGGTTCATCTAGTCCTAACTTCTTATTCAAGTCTCTAGCGATTTCACCCAACTTTTTTAATTTCATCACTTCATCTAAGTCATCTTCACTATCCTCATCTAGTCTCTCATGTGGAGTAACCTTTAACTTTTGTATAGTTCGATTGTAGTGTATTATAACATCTTCTCTAGGGTTTGTCAAGGTAAGAATGTCTTTCTTTGAAATATGAAACACATCATCTTTCGAAAATGATTCCCAAGGAGCAAAAGTTGCGTTCTCGTATGCGCCTCGTCCATCATCAGAAGACATCCATCTGTGAATTAAAAGAGGATCAACTAATGTTGCGTATTCAACATCTTCTTTCACATCCAGTTTTGCTACAAGATTATCACCATTTTTTAACTTTACTAATTTTATCGGTAAACTCATATGCTCACTTTCGCGGTTTTGTATTTAAATTTTTCTTCGTTGTATTGCTTGATACGTTCTACTGCATGTTCTAGTGTATAATTTCGTCTGTTCTTCCAACTTAAATCATCCGCAATATCGTATAACTGTGCCGATGACTTGTTGTCACCCAATCTCAACCCACGCCCAATAGACTGAAGATTTCTAATTTTTGATTTACTTGGTGAGGCAAATATGATGTTATGAAGATTCCTAATATTAACACCAGTACTGAAAGTGCCATAAGATGCAACAATGATTGCGTCATTTTCTTTCTCAGTAATTGCTCTAATTTCTTCTCTAGTCTCTGCACTCACACCTCCATAAACAAAAAATACTTGGCGTTTATTTCCAACCTTTTCTTTAATCATATCATACAGTAATCGACCATGTTTATCTACATACTGAAATAGTAATAGAGTATTTCCTGTTTGGTCTACAGCGAGATTACGAATAAACTTATTTCTAGGATCGTGTGAACATATAAAGTCCATCTCTTCTTGATATGTATATTTCTTCACAGATTGTCTAATTTCATCAGGATAGTTCAACATAATACAACTAATGTCTAACTTAGCAAGACTACCTTCTTTCATCAATTCTTTCGATGTAGTAAAGCGTTGCACCGGACCGAATAGACCCTCTAGCATTAATGCATGTGTTTTAGACCCGTCTAGTGTGCCTGTCGTACCAAAGCGCAGATAAGCGTTCTC